CCTTATGCAGCAGCAGAACCTGCATTAGGACAAATAATTTCAGAAGCTGGTCAAATATATCAACAAGGACCAATGGCAGCAGGATATGTTGCTCCAACACAACAAACATTACAAGGTTTAGCAACTCAAGAAACAATGGCAAATGCTGCTAACCAACAATTAGCTGCAACACTTGGCGGACAATATTTAAATCCTTTTCTTTCTCCCTTAATACAAAAAACAGCACAAGATATTACTACAGGAGTTCAATCACAATTTAGTGGTGCAGGTAGAACACCAACATCACCTCTTGCTCAACAAACTGCATTAGGTCAAGTTGCACAAGCTGCATTACCTTTAGCTTTTCAACAATATGGAACTGAAAGAGGTAGGCAATTAGGATTAGCAACTCAACTTCCAACTTTATTACAAACAGGACAACAGTTAGAAAATATACAAAGACAACAACAATTAGCACCTGCACAAGCATTACAACAATACGCAGGTTTAATTTCACCAATTGCATCAGGTTTTCCAACAACAACTGGCGGTATGCAAACACAAGCAAATCCTTTTACAACTGCTTTAGGTGGAGCTGTATTAGGTTCATCAATACCTGGAGTGGGTGCAGTATTAGGTGGAGTTGGTGGATTATTAGGAGGTCTATTATAATGGATAAAATTAATAAAATTATTTATGATATTCAGACTAAAATTAAAAACAAACCTTCAACACATATTTTTGTTTTATATATTTTAGTTGGAATAGCAATTATTGTATAAGGAGTTACCATGAGTTCAAGTTCAAGTTCTGACTCTGGAGGAGGAGGAAATGCAAGAGAAGCAGCTATTTCAGGTCAATACCAAGATACTAAACCATCTGCACCTCCAGGAGGAGGAGCTACATCTTTAGGTTCTGGTAGAGATTATTCTCCAATTTCATCACCAACTAGAGATGCAAGAGAAACTTATATTACCGAAAGTTATGGTGGTGTAGTAGAACCAGCTTATGAAATGGCTGGTGGTGAAAAATTTGCTGTTGGTGATCCTGCAATAGAAGAAGCAAGAGATGTAGTAGAGAAAGAACAAAATTTAATTGAAAAAGCAATAGACATATATCAAAAATTTAGTCCATTAGGTATAGCCATAAATTTTTTAGATGGTTTATTAGATACTACTCCCTCTACAGGTAATGTAGGTCCTGCTGGTATAAAAACAGATGGTACTTATGGTACTGTTCAAGATGCTATTAGAGCTGGACAAAGGAATGAACCTTTAACACAAGGTCAAAGAGATTTAATAAATGCTATTACTCCTTATGCTGTATATTCAATATCAGGCACTACTCCTCCTGCTCAATCTATGGTACAACAATATTTTAACAATTTAGGTATGGGAGGACAATCTCCTCTTTCATCTAAACTAGAAACAGACTATAATACTGCAAAACAAAGTGTTAATAGTTTATTGGGTATAGTACCCCCAAATCAACAGTTTGGCTATTCTACGCAGCCCTATGGCTTATTAAGCCCTACAAATTTGGCGGACAACCCTTTTAATATAGAATATATGAGAACAAGAGGATTAATATAATGAGTATAAATAGATTTAGAAATTTAGCTTACAACCCAATAGTACAATTAGGTCTAGGTGGATTATTAGGTGGACTATCAGGTCAAGCACCTTCACAAGCATTTGGTCAAACTGGTAATCAATTTATGCAACTTGGCAGACAACTAGAACAACAAGAAGCATTAAAAGTATTATCTCAAATGCCAGAGCTTACTACATTACAAAAACAATTATTACCTATAGCACCAGGAGAAGTTGTTAAATCTTTATTAACAGAACCAGAAATAGAAAAACAAACAAGAGTTTTATCAGATGAAGAAGTTAAAAAACAATTTCCAAAATTACCTGCTGGAACTATTGTGCAACAAAAACCAAGTGGTGAATTTACATTTAAAGAACCACCTGCTGGTATTGTTAAAGAAAGAGCAAAACTTAAAAGTACAGTTGGTTTGATAGATGAAATAGAAAAAGGATATAAAGATTTAAATAAACCTGTTGGAGGTGTATTTGGTTTTGGTTTTGATCCTGATAGATTAGGTGGACAAATTGGTAAATTTACTGGTTCTGAAAAAGGAAAAAAATATGCTAAATTTCTTGCTAACATAGATAAGACTACAACTTTTTTAACACAAGCAATTTCTGGTGCAGCAGTTAGTGAAGCTGAAGCTGAAAGAATAAAAAGATTAATTCCACAAGTTACAGACACAGAAGCAGTTTTTGAAGCTAAATTAGAAAGTTTAAGAAAATATTTAAATGATGCTAGAAAAAATTATGGTGATGATATTAAAGGAGCAATAGAAAATTTAGATATTTCTCAATATGAACCAAAGTCAAAAAGTAAATTTGAATTTAAAATAGGTGATGATGGTATCTATGATGTAACTGGAGGATAAATGGCAGTTATTACAGTTAGAAATTTAGGACAAGTCAGAATAGCAGGTGATACTCCTACAGAACAAGAAAAACAAAGAATAGGTGCTTTAGTTCAAAGACAAAAAGAAAAAGCAGAGAGACGATCTTTACCAGGTATTGTTGACGATATAGACATAGCAGAAGGTAATGAAAGAACTGAAGCTATTGAAAATTATTTAAAATCAAAAGAGTTCGCTAGACTAGCAACAGAAGTAGGTTTTGCTGTTGGTGGTGCTATGACAGGTGGTACATTAGTTGCTGCAAGATTAGTTTTGAGACCAGCACTACAAACTTTATATAGATCATTAGGTGCAGGTGTGGGTCAAGCAACTGGTGCAGGTATTGCATCAACTACATTTGATCCTAAAGAAGAATTATCAAAAGATGTATTAAGAGCTTTTGCACAAGGTGCAACATTTGAAGCTGTTGGTGCAGCAGTTCCTGCTTTGATTAGTAAAATAAAAGTTAGAGGAATAAAAACTACAAAAGAAGCTGATGAAGCTGAACAAATTATTCAATCACAAAAAGAAGAATTAGGAAAAGTATCTAAATTAGATGATGAATTAGCAACTGCATTAAAAGAAGGTCAGTTGACACCTGGATTACAAACTGAAAATAGATTTATAGATATTGCAGAGAATGTAACAGAAAAATCTTTATTTGGTGGTGGTAAATTAATTAAAGCTAGAAAAGGTGCTGAAACATTAACCAATAAATTTTTAGATGATTATATTGCAAACTATGGAGATATAACAAGAAGTGATTATGGTGAATTATTACAAAGAGCTATTACTGGAAATGTTGATGAATGGAAGATAGCAGCAAAAGGTGCATATCAAGCATTAGATGATAAATTGAGAGTTGTTTCTGGTGGTGCAAGAGTAGATATAACTGATATAAAAAAATCAGCTCAAAAACTTTTAGATGAAGCTAAACCTACTGCAAAATTACAACCTGATGCCTTAAAAATTCCAAAGACTATTTTAGAACAAAATGATTTCGTACCATTTTCAACAGCTAATGCTATTAGATCACAATTTCTAGGAGTTACTAGATCAACTAATGAATTAATATCTGGTCAATCACAAAGATATGCAGCAATTTTATCAAAAGAAATTACTGAAACTTTAGATGATGTTGGTAAATCAAATTTAAGTCCAAGTGTTAGAGAAGCATATACAAAAGCTCAAAAAATATGGAGAGATGGATCGGAAGTATTTAACACTAAATTAATTAACAAATTAATTAAAGAAGATCCTGAACAAGTATTTAAAACTTTGATAAAACCTGAAAGACCAAGCACAGTTCAAAAAGTATTTAAAGCAATTAATAAAACAAAAGATCCAGTTGTTAAAAAAGATTTAAAAGATAGTCTTAAAGGTGCTTTTTTATTTGATCTAAAATCAGAATCAATAAAAAGATATGACACTTTAAGAGGAGATTACTTACTTAAAAATTTAAATAAATATGGTGATTCTGTTTTAAATGAATTATTTACACCTACTGAACTTGCTAATGTAAGAGGTCTATTAAAATCATTAAAAGTAGCTCAACAAAAAACAGTTGGTGAAGGAGTGCCTGGAGGTGTTTTTATTCAATTAACACAAGCTGGTGCTTTACTTGGTTTAGGAACTGGTATGTTTACTTTACCTTCTGCTGCTATATTGTTGACACCAAAAATTATATCCAGTCTTTTTACAAATCCTAAATTTGTTAAATTACTTAAAACTGGTTTTGCTTTAAAACCTGGTGATCCCAAATACTATAGATGGTCAACAAGATTTATAAATGCTATGGTTACTGAAGGATTAATAGATAGAGATGAAGCAGATGATGCTTTAGATGAATTAGAATCAACAAGATAAAATTATCATGGAAAACTTATCTCAACAGAATAAAGAAAAGTTAATAGCATTAGATGGTGAAATCAAGTTAATACACCAGAAAATTGATACTATTCAATCAAATCATCTTGTCCATATTGACGAAAAAATATCAAACATTTATAAAGTTATATGGGTAGTTTTAGGTATAAGTATGAGTGGATTAGTCAACTTAGCGATTACCCTAATCGGAAAACTGTAACAAAATCAATTAAAGGAACTGTAGGAGAACTACAAATAATATCAGAACTTACTAAAAGAGGATATTTTGTAGCAAAATCAGTAGATCCACAATGTCCTTTTGATGTTGTTGTTGTAGATAAAAATGGTAAAATAAATTTACTTGATATTAAAACAAATACCTATCGTAAGAAAGGTAAAGTAAATTGGACTAAGCGGTCAAGGAAAATTTACAGAACTCCAACCGACAAACAAAAAAAATTAAACATAAAATTATTAATGGTAGATTATGAAAGTTAGTGAAAACACATCTATAAGTATGCCAATGAAAAATTTAATTTCCATAGTTATTGCTGTGGCTATTGGGGTATGGGCTTATTTTGGTATTGTTGAAACTCTTAATAAACACAGCACTACATTAGAATTAATATCAAAAGATTTAGAAGCTAACTCTGAATTTAGAATTAAATATCCAAGAGGTGAGCTTGGTCAATCATCTGGAGAGGCGGAGCTTTTTATGTTGGTAGAACATTTGGCAGGTGTTTTAGAGGAAGTAGATGCAGAGGTAAAAAGTATGAGAGATAATGCAGTTAATATAGAATTTTTAAAAGATAGAACAAAAAAACTTACAGAAGATGTAGAAAAATTAATTAGAAATGGGAGTGGACACCAATGATTATAGAAACTGTATTTGCACTTTTACTTTTGCAAGATCATAAAATTATAGAGCATAGGTATCATGACAGCTTGCAAAGTTGTTTAAAATCTAAGCGTTACGCTATGAAAGACAAAAGCACTAAAGACAGAGTTGTCTATAAATGTATAAAATCTAAAGCAAATGTAGAGATTTATATGGGAGAAAAAAAAATAACATCTTTAATTTTAGATTAACATGGATAAAATATTTTATAAATTATTTGGTTATTTAGATGTCTATTCAAAATGGGTAGATGATATGTTTGTAAATAAACCAAAGAAAAAAACAAAAAAAAAATGCAAAAATTGTCATTGTGATTGTCATTGTAAAGATGAATTACACAGTCATCATTATGATGGTGATTTATGTGCTTGTGGAGGTTGCAAACATTAAGGATTTTATGAGGTGTACTTATGGAATATTTATTGATAAAGTTAGAATGTTTATGCAGAAAGTTATATGCTTTTGTATGGCAGTTACGAATAAAATTAACTATGAATTTGGAGAGAAGAAAAAATGTACGAAGAATTAAAAGAACAAATAAAAGAACATGAAGGTTTTGTTCCAAGAACTTACAAAGATAGTTTAGGTAAAAGAACTATTGGATTTGGTCATCTTTGCGTAGAACCTGAACAATGGGATGATGACAAAGAATATACTAGAGAAGAATTAGAAAGAGTATTTGATAAAGATTTTGAAGAAGCTGTTAAAAATGCCGAATCACTTATATCTGAAAGATCAATAAATTTTATTGCTAAACAAGTAATAATAGAAATGGTATTTCAACTAGGTATAGGTGGTGTAGGTAAATTTAAAAAGATGTGGTCTGCACTAGATACAGAAGATTATGGGGAAGCATCTTTTCAGATGATGGATAGTTTGTGGGCTAAACAAACACCTAACAGAGCAGAAAAGCTATCTCAAAAAATGCGATCTGCAAAAACATAGGAGGTATTATGTGGTTAAATATAGCTGCTAAATTAGTTCCAGGTATCATTAAAACTGGTATGTCTATTGCATCTAATAGAAGAAAAACAAAAGAATTAGAATCAGTAGCAGAATTAAAATTAGCTGAACGAATGGCTAATGGTGAGGTAGAATTTAAGAAAGCTGTTATTGATTCACATAAAGGAGATTTGAAAGACGAATTTTGCCTTATCCTCATCTCAATCCCTTTGTTGCTTTTGGCTTGGTCTGTATTTAGTGATGACCCTGACATACAACAAAAGATAGATATATTTTTTGATAAGTTTGCAAATCTTCCAATGTTCTATCAAGCTCTTGTAGTCGGTGCATTTTCTACAATTCTAGGTATCAAGGGTGTTTCTACTTTTAAAAAGAAGTAATGTCAGACAACAGCTTAGAAATTATCAATGAATATAAAGATCAGCTTAGAATTTTGCGACAACAAATAGCTGAGTTAGAAGATTCAAATAAATCTAAAGATTCTGCTAATAAAAGGTGTTTGCAAAAATTAGAGAATACATCCAAAGATTTAGAGGAAGCTCTTAAAAAATTAAAAAATTTAGAGGAAAAAAAATAATGAAATACGCATTATATATGGTTATGTGTTCTCTTGTTGCTGGTGAGTGTATGACACCACACAAAATGCAAGAATCTTATGATAGTTTATATAGCTGTTTAAATGCAGGTTATAAAGAATCTTTTAAAAAATCACAAGAAATTGGTAAAGAAGAAGTAAATAAACATCAAATTTATTTAAAATTTGTTTGTAGAGAAGAAGAAAAAAATATTATAATTCCAAAACCTAAACCAAAGATTGAAATATGATATATTGTGTATTGTGGAAAAGAAATGATTTACATGAAATGTTCACTAACACCATCTTTTCTACAGAGGAAGATGCTAAAGATTTTGCAAAAAGGTCTAAATTAAAAAAAAAACATGATTGCAGAATTATGGAATATGACTATAAATATTTTGAAGGAGTAAAATTAGAAAATGGCAAAAACACCAGCATGGCAAAGAAAAGAAGGTAAATCTAAATCTGGCGGACTTAATGCTAGAGGTAGAGCTTCTTATAATAGAAGAACTGGTGGAAATCTTAAAGCTCCTGTAACAACTAAACCCTCCAAATTAAAAAAAGGTTCTAGTGCATATAATAGAAGAAAAAGTTTTTGTGCTAGAATGAAAGGCATGAAACGAAGATTAACCTCTGCTAAGACCGCAAGAGATCCTAATTCAAGAATTAACAAAGCTCTACGAAAGTGGAACTGTTAATGAAACGATCAATACTTAAATTAATCGTTAAATTAAGAATGTTCTATGCTGATGTAAGAGGTCATCATGGTAAAAAATGGAACTATGAACCTTCTGAACATTACATGGGAATACATAAAAAAAGGAGATAACTATGCCTTATGGTAAAGGAACTTATGGATCTAAGAGAGGGCGACCTCCTAAGAAAAATAAGATGAAGAAAAAAAAGAAAAAAAAATAATAATTAGGTGTAATCATGTTTATGGTTGGGTATGGTTGGAGGGTTGAATAAAAAGTTATGAAACAAGCAATTCTTGATGCGTTAGAAAAAAGATATGAAGCTCAAATATCTGAAGCTGATGCAACTATTAATATTTATTTAAACAATAGTGTTGGAATAGGAGAGCATCCACAACATATTGACGAAATTGATAAATTAGTAGATAAAATAGCAAATGCAGAAGAAAAATTAAAAATATTAAAGGAGTTTAGCAAATGAAAAAAGGTTATCACAGAACAAAAGATGGTAGAACTGTAAAAAAGGGTTTGTACTACTATATGAATAAAAGAAAGAAAGCTGGTACTAGCAGAAAAGGCAAAGGTACAGTTTCTGATAAAGCATTAAAAAGGTCTAAAAGAACTGCAAAGAAATAAATCTAAGACTTGGAAAAAATCAAAACAGATAATTCTTAATATAGGTAAATGTAGGTATTGCCTTAAGGAAATGGTCAATACAGAATCTTTCGTTTGTTTTGCAGATAAAACAAAAGCTCATTATCTATGTATGAAAAAAGATGATGAAAAACCTAAAACTGCTTTTGATTGGTAGTGAATAGGGTTGTGTTCTTTATTGTTTATTTAAGTATTTGACCTTTTTATTATACTTTCGTATAAAGGTATTGGCTAACTTTAGTTTAGTTTGCCATTTACTTATTAGTTTTTGGTAGTGTTCTAATTTCTTATTTCGTTTTTCATCTTTGGACAAGATAACGACTTTAGGTTTTAGAACACCATTTAACCATCCTTGATTGACCACATATTTAGCCATTTCAAGTTCTAGTTCTGCTTGTTGTATAGAGTGTGGTTTAAAACCATTTTGATTGTTTCTTGCGAAACCATGTCTGTATCTATAAACCTTATGAGATATTAAATGAACAATATCTCTCCATCCTTTATTAGGACTTTTTGGATTACCTGACAAACAAACATAAGTTTTATACCAAACACTTTTAACTGATTTGTACCTTGTCATATTATATTTAATACTAGGAGGTGCAAATCTTGGCTTTCCAAATTTAACCATAAGTTTTCTAACAGCTTTTTCTGCTTCTACTCTGGTTACATAAGGAATGTTTTGTTTTTCCCAATACTCATTTACCTCATCATATTTAACGCTCATTCTTAAATTATAAGGTAAAATGTTTAGTGGGTCTTTGGGTGGTGTTGTCATAAGACATAACTCCTTTTCCAAGAACTAACTAACCCTATTCACAATTTAACATAGCTAGGTAATTTTCATTACCAATAAAAATTTCTCATAAAAATTTTTATAATGACATTATATCAAATTGCATTTTTCAATTTTTGTAAAAAAAATATTTTTATTGAAAACTAGACGATTGAAATTTTTGGGTGTTTCAGTATTGGTGCGACAACAAAACACTTTTTGACTTTTTTAGTGTTTTTAACTTTCGTAAAATTTTTTAGCATCTTTAAGATAATTTTCGTCTAAATCATTTTTCCAAAAATAAGTATCAAAGTTTGGTTGAATATAATCTTTTAAAACTTTTGGATCATGACTAATATTTATTAGATTTTGTCTTACCTTACATCTTTGTATAATTTTTGGTATTCTTTTCTCTATGCTTTCAGGTTTTAGTTCATCACAATTATCTGCATGAAATACTTTGAAAGTTTCTTCATTAATATAACAAAGATAAACTGGCAGCTTAAATACAGAATAATAAAAATCTATTTGTAGTAAATGAAAAGGATCAGGTCTTTCTTCTGGTAATTTTGTAGTTGACCAAGACCTAGTGCCATCTTTTTTTATTCTACCTTTTCTTGGAAACTTACATTTATCCTCAATTATTATTTCACCTTTTAAATCAATATAACCATGAATAGGAATTTCTATTCCATCAAACCACCTAAATGCCTCTATCTCTGGTTTGCAGTTGTTAAAACCTGGAATTGTTTGATGAGCTTTATGACCATTTTCTATCATTAAAGGGAGGATAGATTTATAATGTTCAAATTCATCTCTTTGACTTAACTCAGGTGTTATTTTTTTTAATTTTTCGTTAACTGGGATAAACATTATTTTCCTCTACATTTTCAGAAATAAAATAATCTAAATCTTTATTTAAGTATTTTGATATAGCAATAAGTTTGTCTAGTGGAATTCTATTTACTGCTTTCTCATATTTTTGAATTTGTTGGAATGTTATGTTTAATTGTTTAGCCAACTCAGTTTGTGTTACAAATCTTTTTGGCATTTTATTATCAGGATCTAATTGTTTTCTTTCTTTATTAAATCTTGCGTTTTTTATTCTTACACCAATTGTTTTGTATAGATTGTTTGTTTCCATTTTTCCTTCCTTTTATAGTTTAGAGTATAAAATCCCTACAAAGTTTATACAACTTTTTAATTATTTACTTAACAGTAAATAAATTTTGCGTCTTTATTCTCAGATTCTACAATTCTTCTATATGTTTTTACATATT